CGTGGCGTTGGAAGCCCCGTTGTGTGGCGCACTTGCCCTGGCCTGCAGCCACGGTCTGTCCTTGCTCGGAATCCCGGCGACGACGGCGCCATTCTTCGGCGGGGTCATCGGACTGCTGGGCGTCGAGGGCACCCGCGCCCTGGCCAACCAATTCTTCAAGCGCAAAGTGGAGCAGGTATGACAACCCTTCGTCATGGCGACCGCAGCCAGGATGTTCGCCTGCTGCAACAACGCCTCAACCAAACCGGCGCCGGCCTCTATGTAGACGGTCATTTCGGCGACGCCACCGAAATTGCGGTGCGCAACTATCAATCGAAGGTCGGACTGGTCAGTGACGGCATCGCCGGCCCCAAGACCCTCGCCGCATTGGCCGGTGCCGATTGTTCCTGCCTGTTGCGCCACTCCACGCTGGCAACTGCTGCAGCTCGGCTCGGCATCCAACTGGCAGCCATTCTCGCGGTAAACGAAGTGGAAAGTCTGGGCTCGGGCTTCCTCGATAACGGCAAGCCCAAGATCCTCTACGAGCGGCACATCATGTACCGACAGCTCGCCAAGCCGCGCCACCCAGATGATGACGGTACTGAGCTCCAGGTCCATGCCGACGAACTCGCGGCCAGCCAACCCAACCTGGTTAACCCGCGTCCCGGTGGCTACGTCGGTGGCACGGCCGAACATCAGCGCCTGGCCAATGCCAAGCTGATCGACGAGACCTGTGCACTGGAGTCGGCCAGCTGGGGCGGTTTCCAAATCATGGGGTATCACGCGGTGCGCTTGGGCTATGCCAGCGTGCAAGAGTTCGCCACCCGCATGGCCAAGGACGAAAACGAGCAGTTCGAAGCGTTCGTACGCTTTCTCGAGGCTGAGCCAGCGCTGGTTAAAGCGCTCCAGGCCAAGAAGTGGGCAGCGTTCGCCAAGGGGTACAACGGACCCGATTACGAACGCAATCTCTACGACACCAAGCTGCAGCGCGCCTATCAACGACACGCTTCCAGCTGCCCAATGCCGGAGGCCGCATGATCGATATCGACGCAATACAACGCTTGAACGTCCAGGACGGTGATCTGCTGGTGGTGCCGCCGGACAGCGATCATCACGATATGGAGCTGTTGATCAATGCGCTTTACGTCCAAATGCCAAGTCGCAAAGTCATCATCATTCGCGGCCCGGTGCAGCAAATGGATGTGGGTGATATGAACAAACTCGGCTGGTACCGCGCGTGAGTACTTTGCGCCAGTTCCTCTATGGCGTTGCCCTGCTGGGTGCCTTGGCCTTGCTGATATGGACCCAAGAGCTGCGCATCACGGTTGCCGACAAGAACACGGAACTGGCAACGCAAGACGCCAAGACTGCCCGGGAAGATGCCGACCGCAACCTCACAACCGCCAAGACCCTGCAGGCCACCCTGGTGCAGGAACGCAGCGCGCAAGCCACGCTGCGCACCCAGCAGGATCAGCTGCGCCAAGGCCTGGCAAAACGCGAACTCACCATTGAGGCTCTGAAACGTGAAAACGCCGAACTACGCGATTGGGCTGCCCAGTCTTTGCCTGATGCTGCTCGCCGGCTGCGCGAGCGCCCCGCCCTCACCGGCGCCGACGCTTATCGTCAGTGGTTGTCCGGCCGTGGTGCCGTGCAGCCTGCAGGCAACCCGCCCAACCAGTAACGGCGAATTGCTCACAGATCAGGACCGTGCCGAGGCGGCGTGGGCGGAATGCGCCGCCCAGGTCGACATGGTCTATCGCCACCAACTCGAACAGGCCGCAAAGCCATGAACAAACCCGAATCCCTGCGCAAACACCTGATCCACTCGATACCCGAGCTCAAGCACAACCCCGACCGCCTGCTGGTGTTCATCGATAACGGCACGATGCGTAGCACCGCTGCCACGGGTCTGTCGTTCGAGTACATCTACACCCTCAACTTGATTCTGACCGACTACGCCGGCCACCCGGACGCAGTCGCCATCCCTTTGTTCGCGTGGGTGTTGGTGAACCAGCGCGAACTGATGGAGAACCTTGAGCGCAGCAAAGACGCGATCGTGTTCGAGGCGGATGTCCTGGACAACAGCAAGGTCGACCTTTCGATCAAGCTGCCGCTCACTGAGAGGGTGATCGTCAAGCGACAGGATGACGGCAACCTGGTAGTCAGCCATCCGGCCGAGCCCATTGTCGACGACGAACAGTTCACCGTTGCCGGCGTCACGGTGATGACCTCTGATGGCGAGTTTCTCGCCCAATGGGGCCAACCGTGACCCAGGACCTGAGTGCGCTCGAGGACTGGGCCACCGTTCTGTTGAATCGGCTCGATTCGAACGAGCGCCGCAAGTTTATGGGCACCCTTGCCCAGGAGCTGCGCCGCAGCCAACGACAGCGGATAACCGCTCAGCGCAACCCGGACGGCACCGCGTTTGCCCCACGCAAGCCGAAGCAAACGCTGCGGGGCAAGCAGGGGCGGATCAAGTCGAAAATGTTCACCAAGCTGCGCACCGCCCGCTACCTCAAGATCCAGAGTTCTGGCGTCGGTTTCTCCGTCGAATTCCTCGGCCGAGTGGCTCGTATGGCTCGCGTCCACCAGTACGGCCTGAAGGACAGGCCCGAACGTGGCCAGGCCGATGTCCGATATGAAGCGCGTCAACTGCTCGGATTCACCGAGCAGGAGCTCGAAACCATCCGCAACGCCGTGATCGATCATCTCGCGGGTTGATCGGTTCCTGTAGCACGCCCCGCTACACGGACCGACCAATGCGACTCGCACGCGCGAGCGTCACCATCGGCGACATGGAAAATCCAACCGATCTTATTCGCCGCCTCGAAAACCTGCTCCGTGCCGGCACCATCGCCGACATCGATCCGGAAGCCCCACGCTGCCGGGTGAAAACTGGCGGACTGGTAACCGGCTGGCTGCCATTTTTTGCCCCGAGGGCCGGTACCGACAGCGAGTGGGATCCGCCCAGCGCAGGCGAGCAGTGCCTGGTGCTTTCACCATCGGGCAATCCAGCAACGGGCTTTGTCCTCTACGGCGTCTTCAGCGACCAGTTCCCGGCACCGGACAACGACCTCGCCCGCCATCGGCGCAAGTACCGGGATGGCGCCATCGTTGAATACGACACGGCTACCCACACGCTCACAGCAACCTTGCCTGATGGTGGAACCGCCAATCTCACAGCCCCCGGTGGCGTCTACATCACCGGCGACGTGCACATCACCGGCAATGTGGCGGTGGAAGGACTGGTCAGCGCGACGGAAGACGTCACTGCCGGCGCCCAAAACATCAGTCTGGTTAACCACCGAACCAAAGGCGTCATGCCAGGGTCAGGCACATCCCTGGAGCCGACACCATGATCGGTATGAACAAGGCCACCGGCCGCGCGATCGTCGGCAACGACCAGTTGAACCAGTCGATTGCCGACATCCTCACCACACCGATTGGCACACGCGTCATGCGCCGCGAATACGGCAGCCTGCTCGTCGACCTCATCGACTGGCCAACCAATGACGCCACGCGCCTGCAGGCCTATGCCGCGACGGCTATGGCCCTGATGCGCTGGGAACCGCGGATTCATTTGAGCCGCGTGCAACTGAGCCTGGGCGCACAAGCCGGACAGGCAATTCTCGACATCGAGGGCACCCGGGTAGACACCAACGAGCCGCTCAGCTTGCGCGTACCGCTGGCGATGGGAGCCACCGCATGAAAACCTTCACACCGATTAACCTGGCTCAGTTACCGGACCCCGACGTTGTCGAACAGATCGACTACGAGCAGATTCTCGCTGAACGAAAGGCCTACACGGTCAGCTTGTGGCCTGCCGAACAGCAGGCAGAAGTAGCCGCAACGCTGGCACTCGAGTCGGAACCATTGACCAAACTGGTGCAAGAAAACGCCTACCGCGAGACCATCTGGCGTCAGCGGGTGAATGAGGCGTGCCTGGCCAACTTGCTGGCCAAGGCGAAAGGTAATGACCTGGTGCAGCTGGCCGCAAACGTCAACGTTCAGCGACTTGTGGTCATACCAGCCAATCCCGTTGCGGTCCCGCCTATCGCTGCAGTGATGGAATCCGACGATAGCCTGCGCGAGCGCGCACAAATGGCGTGGGAAGGTCTTTCCACCGCTGGCCCGCGTAACAGCTACATCCTCCATGCGCGCAGCGCCGATGGTCGTGTTGCCGATGCCTCAGCCGAAAGCCCGTCCCCTGCCGAGGCGGTGGTCACCGTTCAGGCGCTGTTGGGCGACGGCACGGCCACACAGGACCTACTCGATAACGTCTTCGATTATCTGAGTGATGAGGATCGGCGCCCGGTCGCTGATCGCCTTACCGTGCAGTCGGCGGAAATCCTGAACTACACCGTTGACGCCGTGCTGTACCTGGCCACCACTGGCCCCGAGGCTGAGCCCATTCGCGCAGCCTCGGAAGCCAAACTCGCGGCGTTTGTAACGCAACGCCGGCGCCTGGGCGTTGAAGTTTCGGAATCAGCCATACACGCCGCCTTGCACGTAGAAGGTGTTCGAAAGGTGGTGTTGAACGGCTGGACTGACTTGGCCCCCACCACTGCCCAAGCGGCCTATTGCACGGGTGTTTCCGTGGCTGTCGGGGGGCAATTGTGAGCACTCTCCTGCCGCCAAATGCCAGCCAGCTCGAGCAACTCGCCGCCCAGGCGCTGGCTCGCATCGAGCGCGTTCCCATTCCGATTCGCGACCTGGTCAATCCCGACCGCTGCCCTGTTGACCTGCTGCCCTACCTTGCCTGGGCGTTTTCCGTAGACCGGTGGGATTCGAACTGGTCGGAGGCGACCAAGCGCCAAGTCATCAAAACCTCGTACTACGTCCATTCGCGCAAGGGCACGATCGGCGCCCTGCGCCGTGTCGTCGAACCGCTGGGATACCTGATCGAAGTGCTGGAGTGGTGGCAGACGGTACCTGAAGGCGTCCCGGGCACCTTTGCCCTCAAGGTCGGGGTACTCGACACCGGCATCACCGAGGAGATGTACCAGGAGCTCACTTGGTTGATCGAAGACGCCAAACCCCTGACTCGTCATCTGATCGGGTTGGCCATCAGCCTGGAAACCTCGGGTGGCTTTCACCTCGCCGCCACACTTCATGAAGGCGACGAAATTGATGTTTACCCACCGGAGCCGCGAGACATCGAAGTCTCGGGGGTTATCGGTCGTGGTGGGCGTGATCACATAATCGACACTCTGGAAATTTACTCATGATCGACCAGACCTCGCAGTTCTTCGCCATCCTGACCAACGTCGGCGCCGCCAAACAAGCCAACGCCGATGCCCTGGGCATTTCCTGGAAGATCACCCAGATGGGTGTGGGGGATGCCAACGGCACCGACCCGATTCCGGCAGCCACGCAAATCGCATTGATCAATGAACGGCGTCGCGCGCCGCTGAATCAGCTCAAGGTTGATCCTGCCAATAGCGCCATCATCATTGCCGAGCAAGTTATCCCGGCCGAGGTCGGTGGCTGGTGGATCCGCGAGATCGGTTTGTACGATGCCGACAACGACCTGGTGGCAATCGCCAACTGCGCGCCGTCGTTCAAACCGCTACTCACGCAAGGATCTGGTCGCACGCAAGTCGTACGCATGAACCTACTCGTCAGCAACAGCAGCACCGTCGAACTCAAGATCGATCCGAGCGTGGTGCTGGCGACCCGGTCGTATGTAGATCAAAAAGTCCTCGAAGAGCTGAACAAGCAGGACTTTAAGCATTCGGTATTGGCGGCTACCACCGGCCCAGTGGCATTGAATGGCCTGCAGATCATCGATGGCGTGCAGTTGACCGGCGACGCACGGGTGCTGGTAAAGCATCAGGCCGCGTCCAAAGATAATGGTCTGTACAACGTGTCAGCAGCGGGGGTATGGACACGCAGCGCGGATGCCGACAGCAGTCTGGAGGTAACTCCCGGCATGTTCGTACATGTCGAGCGTGGCACGGCGAATGGCGACAGCATCTGGCAACTGGTAACGGATGCGCCAATTGTCCTGGGCGTGTCGGATTTGCTGTTTGAAATGGTCAGCGGGCGCACCGGTATCAATGCCGGCACCTACCGCAGCGTGACCGTCGACAAGTACGGTCGAGTCATTGGCGGCACCAGTCCAACCACGCTGGCGGGTTACGGCATCGACGTTCCGACGCAGGCCGAGGCCGAGGCGCAGGCCGATCAAGACAACACCAAACCGATGACCGCCTTGCGCGTGTTTCAAGCGATCGCCAAGCGAGTGGTGCAGGCCACGGAAAGCGTGTTTGGCTGGGCCAAGGTGGCGACGCAGACGCAGACCAATTCGGGCGTTGACGACAACACCATCGTGACGCCGAAAAAGTTTTCCGCTGGCATCGCGGCGCTGGTGATTCAAGCGACCGAGGCGGTCAAGGGCATCGCCAAAATCGCGACTCAGGCCCAAGTCAACGCGGGCTCTGGTGATGACGTTATTGTCACGCCGTACAAGATGCGCCTGGGGTTTTTGGTCAACTTCAGCGCGCGGGGTTATGTCGTTTTCCCACCCTGGTTGGGCGGTCTGATCATCCAGTGGACGGACAGCGCAGCGATTGCGCCAGGTGCGACGGGGGCGGCTTATTGGCCGATGGCCTTTCCGGGTGGCTGCCTTTGGGCGATGTCTTCGCCCGTGGGTAGCTCCGGCAATTCGAATTCCGGCAACGTCGTGGCGGGTGGTGTTTCGAATATTGCGGTGAACTTGTACAACTGGGGGTCGATCAACGCGCCGGCCCGAATCATAGCGATCGGGGTGTGAATCATGAAGCGTTTCTACAGTCAGTTGACACTCACGACTTATCTGGAAGGTCTGCACAAGACCATGCCGAGCGATGCTCAGGAGATTAGCGAGGCCCGTTATCTGGAGGTTCTGGCCAATCCTGCGCCGGGGAAGGTGCGCAGTCATGATGCGCTGGGCCTGCCGATCCTGATCGATCCGCCCCCGGAGGATCTTGCGATATCTGAGCGTGCCTGGCGCGATGGCGAAATTCTGCGCGTGCAATGGATTCGTGACCGGCACCGCGACGAGCGCGAACTGAGCCGGCCGACCACCATTACCTCGGAGCAGTTCGCCGGCCTGCTGGGCTATATGCAGACGCTGCGCGAGTGGCCCGAGCAAGCGGCGTTTCCGGCCGAGACAGAACGCCCGTCGCCGCCGGCCTGGATCGCCGAGCAGACCCAATAATCGCCGTACACAGCCTCGCGTCAGCGGGGCTTTTCCTTTCAGCATTGCACCGTGTTTGTTGTGCCAGCCCTTCCTACAACCCCAGATGCTCGCTGCTGCATCGCGCGCGCGTCACCCTGCGTTTCATCGCCACCAACGCGCAGGAATCACCATGGCAACTGACTACCATCACGGCGTCCGAGTCGTCGAAATCAACGAGGGCACGCGCCCTATACGCACTATCGCCACGGCGGTCGTCGGCATGGTCTGCACTGCCAGCGACGCGGACCCCATTGCATTCCCACTGAACAAGCCCGTTCTGCTCACCGACGTGTTGACTGCCAGCGGCAAGGCCGGCGAGCTCGGTACGCTAGCCAAAAGTCTGGACGCCATCGCCGACCAGGCCAGCCCGGTTACGGTGGTGGTGCGGGTTGAAGAAGGCGCTACCGAAGCCGAAACCACGTCCAACATCGTCGGCAGTGTGAGCGCCAACGGCCAGTACAAAGGCCTCAAGGCGCTGCTCGCGGCAGAAGTCCAATTGGGCGTGCGCCCACGGATCCTCGGCGTACCTGGTCTGGACTCATTGGCCGTCGCGACCGAGCTGGTGGTCATCGCTCAAAAGCTCCGTGGCTTTGCCTATGCCAATGCCTGGGACTGCGAGACCGTTTCCGAAGCGATCGCCTACCGTGAGAACTTCGGTGCCCGGGAACTGATGACCATCTGGCCGGACTTCATCAACTGGGACACCACCGCGAATGCGGATGCCCCCGCCTCTGCCATCGCTCGAGCCCTCGGCCTGCGCGCCAAGCTCGACGAGCAGGTCGGGTGGCATAAGACTTTGTCCAACGTACCGGTCAACGGCGTTTCCGGGCTGAGCCGGGACATCTACTGGGACCTGCAGAACCCTGCCACCGACGCCGGCCTGCTCAACGCGGCGGACGTCACCACGCTCATTCGCCGGGAGGGTTTCCGTTTCTGGGGCTCGCGTACCTGCAGTGATGATCCGCTGTTCGCTTTCGAGAACTACACCCGCACCGCCCAAGTACTCGCCGACACCATGGCCGATGGGCAGTTCTGGGCCGTGGACAAGCCGATGCACGCCAGTCTGGTGCGCGACATCGTCGAAGGCATCAACGCGAAGTTCCGCGAGCTGGTGCGCCTGGGCTACTTGATCGGCGGCGAGTGCTGGTACGACGAGGCTGCCAACGACAAGGACACCCTGAAGGCCGGCAAGCTGTACCTGGACTACGACTACACGCCGGTACCGCCGCTCGAGAACCTGAACCTGCGCCAGCGCATCACCGATCGCTACCTGGTCGACTTTGCCAGCCGCGTCAACGCCTGATCACCCATTCACCCGCGCGGTCTCGGCCGCGCCGTAGGAGAGCGCCCAAATGGCCCTGCCCAAAAAGCTCAAGAACATGAACCTTTTCAACGACGGCGTCAGTTATGTCGGCCAGTCGAAGAGCGTCACCCTGCCCAAGCTGGGGCGCAAATTCGAACAGTTCCGTGGTGGAGGCATGGACGGCCCGGTCAAGGCCGATCTCGGACACAGCGACGACGGCATCCAACTCGAGTGGACCCTCGGCGGCTGGGATTTGACGGCCCTGCGTCAGTACGGCGCCGTTTCTGTCAGTGGCGTGATGCTGCGCTGGGCCGGATCGATCCAGCGCGATGACACCGGCGACGTAT